GAACACGTGTCCCACGTCGCTGAGCTACCTCCGGAAGCATTAAGTGTTGATCTTTGTTTCAACACTTATCGGGATGACGGAATGGTTGGCCAGGCCGCTCATTTTGTTAGGAACGGTGTTGTAACACAAACAGCCGGAAAGGCGTTGGATGGGTATCGCAACACACTTGACTACCAGAATTTATTTCTGAGTAGGAGTGTTGCGCACCCCCGAAGAACCTTCTTTTTCAAGGTTTGGGCTTTCCTGATGTGGTTGTTGCAATGTGTGGGTCTGGGGCATGCGATAGCCCCAGATTTGAGTCTTGTGTGGGCGAACAGATACTTCCCGCCCTCCGATACGTTAATCCACCTTTATGGATGCCTTGCTTATGGCCGCCCCGCTGAGAGTCCCATTGTGCCTCAGTGGATTGAGACGGTCATAAAGAGCATACCAATTAAGTGTGGTAATGTTTGGTTTTCGGTTCCTGCGGAACTCTTTTATATGTGCTACGGTGCCTCTTCAAATTTTGAACCTTACGGTGCAATTGAAGCAGCCATCCGTCGTTATTATCAGAGGACGAACGAATACCACTCCCTTGAGTACACACACGCAGTGACCTCCGCCGTTATGGCTGAGCGAGTGAGTGTGTCAAGTAAGGCTATGACCCCTGCTTTGGCTGGGCGAGCTTCACTAAAGCACCAATCAAGGAGACGTTGTGTTGGTAAAACCATCACAAGCATGGCTATCGGAGGTGCGATTGCCGTTGGAGCGTCGTTATTGCTCAGCGGTACAAACCATAGGTTGGCAGAGAGGACTGTTAGATCGTTATCTGACAGAGTACCACCTCTTGATGTGCCACCAATTGCCTGGTCATCTAACCTCATCAATGAGGAGATTGGACTAATTAACAGAGCCCTTATGCGGCCGTTGGTTTATGTCGAAGGCAAGTGGTTGGAAATGTATCATGCAATCCGCCCCATGTATGAAGCACTCGGGAAGGTGAAGGAAATGTCACGCGAGGAATTTCTCGCTCGTGATATGCCAACACAAAAACGAGAAAGCTTAATACGTGCGTACGAATCACTTGATAACGAACCGTTTTCTAAGAAAGAGTCGCGGTATAAAGCTTTTGTTAAACAGGAGCTTCTGCCCGCGAAAGTCTTGAACGAGTCGTTATTTGGTGACCCCAGAGTGATCCAAGCACCTACAGATCGAATGAAGGCCGTTTTAGGTCCTTTCATGGTCCCCGCATCGAAACGCGTTTCATACGTGTTTGGTGTAGACTCCAACCATACTTATGCAAGTGGTTTAACACCACTTAACATAGGTCGTTGGATGACTGTAGTGATGGACACGTTTGGCGCACCTCTTTTTATAGAGGTTGACTATGTGAGGTGGGACGCCCACCTCAACCCTGAGGCCTTGGAAATTGAGCATATGATGTTTGCTTCCATGGGTATCTCCGGCGATGCGCGTCGTGCGTTAAGCTGTCAGCGGGTTACAAAAGGCCATTCTAAACATGGTCTTAAGTATAAAGTCAATGCCACGAGGAAATCTGGGGATCCGAACACATCAGTTGGAAATTCACTGCTCAACATTGCGATCAACGCTTCGGTGTTTGACACAATGTTTGGAGTAGGGAATTACAAATTGATTGTGCTTGGTGACGATATGTTGTGTGCTGTCGACCCGAAGCAGGCGTATCTTTGGAATGAGACCACTTATGTGAGTTTCATGTTGTCTCTGGGTTTAGAGCCAGAGATAAAGGTACACAAAGATAACTATGCTGCATCATTCTGTTCCAGTTATTTCTGGCCATGCGAAACGGGTATTTTGAATACTCGTTACGTTCTGGCGCAGAAACCTGGTAGAGCATTATCAAAGTTTGGCTATGCCCTTGGTGATGCCACGAAGAAGGATGAGCAACGCCTGTTAGGTGTCGTGAGATCGTTATTGCCACATGCCGAGGCTGTGCCCGGCCTGCGTGAGTTTTTGAAGAATCTAATCTGTGCCGGTGATAGTGTAAGGCCTGACAAGCACTACAACTACACCGATATAGAAAAGGCATTCTCGGAACTCCCAGGGTTAGTCGTTTCAACTTGGGAAACTGAGGAAATGACACGGAGCATCTACGGCATAACACCTGCCTCTATGGACAGGTGGGCCTGGGAGAATCGCCAATCGTTCGTGGACTTTTGTTCCGCGTGCGAGGCGTAATAGGCCAGCCTTCCCGCCCTTCACAGTATAATGGCTAATGGAAAGAACAAGCGCAAAGCGCAGCAGGTTCGCCAACCGCAGCGCAGCGGCCTCAATCGACAGCGTGTCGTGCGAGGTGCTGCCACGGATGTGCAGTCCAAAGATCTTACCACCTATACTAACAGAGTTAAAGGAAGTGAACGATTCAACGTGCCTGTCAAGTATGACACTTATGTCCAGCAATGGGACCTCGCCATTACTGACTTTACAGGCTCAAGATTGTCCATCTTCCGAGATCTCTACGAGATGTACTTCGTCCACTCACTCACATTTGAGTTTGTGCCCTCTCTGTCAAAGACAGCTCCTGGTTCAATCTTCTTGTGTCCTGAGTACGATCCCGAAGAACAACCCCCACCTCTGTCCTACGCGTGGACAGTCATGGCGTCGTCACCTGACGCTGTGTCAGGATCCCTTTCTGACCCACTTACCATGACCATGGTGAATCGTCGTTTACCATGTGGGAGTTATGTTCGGCCAAGCATGTTTATTGCACCTCTGGGTCCAGCACGACTGTGCAACTTTGGCAAGTTGTATTCACTCGTGGTGGGTTGCACTGAGGACACGCAATCAACAGTTGGCTATATCGTAATGAAGTATGATATCACGTTTAGTTGCCCTTCGCACGATTATTACAATTGGCGGAAGTCAACCGCAAGTACCGCTAAGTTTTCGATTCTTGGTGGCAATGCTACAAATTATTGTGGTTCTGAGTCTATTGACACTGACACAAGTTATTTGCAGCTGCAGTCGTCCGCGTCTGCTGAGGTACTTTCCGGTTGTAATGTGATAGTGCAAGGGATCCTGTCCAGCCTCGGTGGTACATCGGTGGTTGCGGATCTCTCTGGCAACGTCATCGCACAAGGTGCAAAGTTGTTCTTCCGTTTGGCTAAGCAACACCTGTCCGCAGCAGGTGTGCTTACACCATATAGTTCAACTGGAAACGTGGCAGAGATAAATCTGTTCCCTGATTTCCCTCCAAAGGGTAGACTCAGGGTGAGCGGAACCCATAATGATGATATCGGGCTTCATGATACATCATATTGGAGCCGGTCAGGTACGTAAGCGTGCTGTGTATATGTGAAAGGCGGGAAGGCTCTCGCATTTCTAGTCAAATTCCCGGGGATTAATAAATTGGGTTGACTAGATCTTAAGTAATGGTGTCA